ATATTTGGTCCTCCAGGTACAGGTAAAACAACTACATTATTAAATTTAGTTGATGAATATATTAAAAAAGGAACTGACTTAAACAGAATAGGTTATTTTGCTTTTACTAGAAAAGCAGCTAATGAAGCTAGAGATAGAATGTTAGAAAGAAACCCTGAGTTAGATAAAAAAGATTTAAAACATTTTCAAACTTTACATTCTTTTGCTTTTCATACATTAGGGATGAGTGAAGAGTCTGTATTACAACCAGTGCATTACGAACAAATAGGTAAAGAATTAAATTTGAGAGTTACCGATGCTGGAGATGAGTCTGGTTATTTAAATTTTAATAGTGAGTATTTTAAACTTATTAATAAAGCAAAAGTAAAAAACATTTCTCCTGAAGAAGAATTTAATACTAATGAATGGAGTAATGAAATTGATTATGAAACTTTAGGACATATTTATTTAAACTATAATCATTTCAAAGGTGACAATCTTTATGATTTTAATGACATGATTACAAAGTTTGTAAAGGAAAAAGAAAAATGTAAAGAGTTTGATGTAGTATTTATTGACGAAGCTCAAGATTTATCTCCAATACAATGGATGATGTTTGATGTATTAAAAGAAAAATCAAAAGATATTTATTTAGCTGGTGATGATGATCAAGCAATCTTTGCATGGGCTGGAGCTGATGTTAAAAGATTTTTAAATGAACCTGCAGAAGAAGTAGTATTACCTTATTCAAATCGTGTACCAAAAAATATACAAGAATTATCTAATGTTATTGTAAGTAGAATACAAACAAGAAAAGAAAAACAATACTTTCCAAAAAAAGGATCACCAGGAAGTGTAGAATTTATTTACAATATTGAACATATTGATTTAACAAAAGATAATTGGTTAATACTAACTAGAACAACTTATAGATCTGATGAAATATCAAAACAATTAAGATCCAATAATTTATATTTTAAAGATAGATATGGCAAGAGTTATAATACAAGGCTATACAAAGCGATATTAAATTTTAGTGAGTTGTGTAAAGGCAATACAATATCCTTAGCTGATGCAAAAGAATTACATGAATATTTACCAGACAATCCATTTTTTAAAATTAAAGATACTAAAACATATTATAACATGGATGATTTTGGTTATGGTAAAGATGCTCTTTGGTATAATTTATTTACAAGAGCTGACCAAGATGAATGTTTTTATATAAGAACAATGTTATCTAATGGTGATAAATTATCACAACCACCAAGAATAGAAGTATCAACTATTCATGCAGCAAAAGGTGGCGAATGTGAAAACGTTATTTTAGTTTTAGATAATGCTAGAAAAATTAGACAGTCTGTAGAAAATAATATTGATAAAGCAGATGAGGAACATAGAGTTTGGTACGTTGGCTCTACTAGAGCCAAAGAAAACCTATACTTATTAAAACCAAAGAAGGAACGTTATGGTTATTCTTTGTAGTTTTAAACAGGACGGGATAGAAGGGTATATGTCTCCTGGAGGGTGGCAGCTTCAGGCCCTAACGGGCATAGTTGGTTCGGGTCCTTCAACTCCCAGATATTTTTTAGACCCGTTAAATCAACAACTGCCACAAAATAAAGGAGAAAAATATGACAGATAAAAAAATGTTTGAGGAATTGTTTCCTCAAGATAAGCAGATAGGCGGAAGTCACTATAAAGACTTTCACATTCAACCCTATGAATTTATTTCAAAAAACAATCTCTCGTTTTTTCAAGGTAATGTTATAAAATATGTGTGTAGGTACTTGAATAAAAATGGAATTGAAGATATAGAGAAGATAATTCATTATTGTGAATTAGAAAAAAAGAAATTGAAAGATATGGATCATGGCAAAAGAAAAAGGTAGAAAATACGATGGTAGATCAAGACCAACTAACGATGTTTATAAAAAACGTTGGGAAGAAATTTTTGGTAAAAAGAAACAAGAAGAATTAGATAAAGAGGATCAAGAATATTTAGATTCATTGAAGGAGAAAATATGAAAGTACCGATGTTTACAGCACAAACAGAATGGATTGAACCAGAAGAGTTTCCTGACTTAAGATCTTATGATGAGATTGCAGTTGACTTAGAAACAAGAGATCCAAATTTAAAGACAATGGGATCTGGTTCCGTTATAGGTAATGGTGAAGTTGTGGGTATCGCTGTAGCTGTTGCAGGTAGAAAATTTTATTTTCCAATTGCTCACGGATCAGGGAGCAACATGGATCGAAAAAAAGTATTAGCATGGTTTGCAGATACTATGGCAACTCCTGCTATAAAAATATTTCATAATGCAATGTACGACGTATGTTGGATACGTAATTTAGGTATAAAAATCAATGGTTTAATCGTAGATACAATGATTGCAGCAAGTTTGATTGATGAAAATAAATTTGCCTATTCATTAAATGCATTGTCCTGGGAGTATTTAGGTCATGGTAAAAATGAAGCTGCATTAACTGAAGAAGCAAAGTCAAGAGGACTCGATCCAAAAGCAGATATGTGGAAGTTACCACCAATGTATGTTGGAGCTTATGCAGAAAAAGATGCTGAACTCACATTAGAGTTGTGGCAAAAATTTAAAACAGAAATACTAAATCAAGATATAGAATCTATTTTTAATTTAGAAACAGATTTATTTCCATGTTTAGTTGATATGAGATTTAAAGGTGTGAGAGTAGATGCAGAAAGAGCTGGTCAATTAAAAACTCAACTGCAATCTCAAGAGGAACAATTATTATTAGAAGTACAAAAAGAAACTGGTATTGAACCACAGATATGGGCTGCAAGAAGTATTGCAAAAGTATTTGATAAACTTGGTTTAGAATATTCTGTAACTGAAAAAACACAAGCGCCATCTTTTACTAAAAATTTTTTATCTGAACACAGTCATCCTTTAGTACAGAAAATTGCACAAGCAAGAGAGATTAATAAAGCACATACAACATTCATTGATACTATTTTAAGATTTGAACATAAAGGTAGAATTCACGCTGATATAAATCAGATAAGATCCGATGCTGGTGGTACTGTAACTGGAAGATTCAGTTATAGTAATCCAAACTTACAGCAACTGCCAGCAAGGAACAAGGATCTTGGACCTATGATACGATCATTATTCTTACCAGAAGAAAATTGTACCTGGGGTTGTTTTGACTATTCACAACAAGAACCAAGATTAGTGGTACACTATGCAGCATTACATAAATTTCCATCGGTGTATGATGTTGTTGATGCATATAATGATAATACGAATACAGACTTCCACCAAACGGTTGCAGAGATGGCAGAAATACCAAGATCACAAGCTAAAACAATTAACTTAGGTTTGTTTTATGGTATGGGTAAAACTAAATTACAAGCAGAGCTTGGTGTAACAAAAGAGAAAGCAGATGAACTATTTAATCAGTATCATGCAAGAGTACCTTTTGTTAAACATTTAATGAATAGTGCATCGAACAGAGCTCAAGCTCAAGGACAAATAAGAACGTTGCTAGGTAGATTGTGTAGGTTTCATTTATGGGAACCAAATATGTTTGGTATGCACAAAGCCATGTCTCATGAAGATGCACTCAGGGAACACGGACCAGGGATCAAGAGAGCTTATACTTACAAAGCCTTAAATAAATTAATTCAAGGTAGTGCTGCAGATATGACTAAGAAAGCTATGGTTGATTTATACAAAGAAGGAATTGTAGCTCATATACAAATTCATGATGAATTAGATTTATCGGTAGAGTCTGAAGACCATGCTAAAAAGATAATTGAAATTATGGAAAATGCTGTTAAACTAGAAGTCCCAAATAAAGTTGACTATGAGTCAGGTGAAAACTGGGGTGATATTTATGGATAACCCAAGGATAAAAGTATGGCCTACCTTAACGCGAATATACCACCTATTTATTGTAAAATTAGGACCGAGTATTTGTATGACATGGACATGGATAAAAAAGGTGAGCAAGATTGTGTTATCTTTGGTTTGGTCTCTATCTCGGGACGCGCTCTCTTATTTAATATCATGCTCCCCAACGGTGCGTGCTATTGGAGATTGCCTATCTCAGCGTTTTTCCAAAAATCGTATGACAGATCCAAAGTGCCAGATATGTCAATTGACCAGTTGGAATTGTGGAATTGTTTTAGTTATTGGCCTAGTGTTCATTGCTTTGATTGGTTGGCTGGTATAGATGGTAAATACCTAGGAAAAGATAAAAAATTCTACCATGGTCAATACTTATTTACAGTTGACTGGGCTCATCCAGATACTAATATATTAAATGTTGAACATTCTGAAATTCCTCAAGAACATAAGTGTGCACACATACTGGCTCTTGATAATGGGAATTATGCAGCTCAGCCTAATAATCGTATTTTGTGGCATGTTAATTCATACACTACTGATAACAGCTGGCCTGACTATAAAGTACAAAACACAGTCTGGGATTGCGAAGGTTCGGACTGGGTTACAGAAGATACTGACAAAATGTTTTATGGAATAGAAGATAAGGAGGATAAATGAGAGATACAAAAACAATTGAATCTTTTTTAAAACAAAAAGATATGAAAACAAAAGAAAAAATTTTATTTAAAAATTTAAAAAAAGAAGTAGAAACGGGTGCCAATGGTACACAAAAATACGTTATTAAAGAAGGACCTAACAAAGGTAAAATTGCAAGTAAATGATAGATAAATTTTTATATAAATTCTTTGAGACAATAGATATCTTTTTTGATAAAATAGATAATCTATTTAAGAAAAAGAGGAGACGTAAAAATGAAAAAATGTAATCAATGTGA